CGACAACGCTAACGGATGTTTATACGGTGCCCTCGGCAACCGAGACCGTAATTAGCACGATTATTATCGCAAACCGTACCGCGAGCGCTGAAAGTTTCCGCATCGCTATTCGCCCAAATGGTGCGACAATTAGCGACGAGCATTACATTGCTTACGATGTGCCGATTGCCGCGAATGACTCGACAACGCTTACACTTGGCATTACTCTAGACGCTGCCGATGTGTTGAGCGTCTATACGTCGGCGGTAGACATTTCGGTAAACGTTTTCGGTACCGAGATTTCCTAGTAAAGGGGGTAACGACTAATGGCTGTTACTTCTATGTCAAAGTCAAGCATCAACGACTTTTATAAGTTCAATGTGATGTCTGGCGCAACTAGCCTAGCCGCTTCTGTTGATTTTTTGGTTGTTGCCGGTGGTGGTTCCGGTGGAGGAAACAACAACGCTGGCGGTGGCGGTGGTGGTGGATTCCGCACTTCTTACGGGACCTCCGGGGGTGGGGCTGGCGCTGAGGACCCCACAAGAATGTTCGGCACTTACACAATCACAGTTGGTGCGGGTGGGGCAACACCTGGGGCTACAACTATTCTGGGAAACAACGGCAACAACTCTGTATTTGGCGAGATTGTCGCATTAGGTGGCGGTGCTGGGGTCGGAGGTAATGGACCTACCACTATCGGAAGCGTTGGGGGCTCTGGTGGTGGTAATAACTACTACTCAACTTCGACACCCGCGGCTGGTACAACGGGACAGGGGTATGCTGGTGGCGTTGGGCTTGGCAACATCAACCCCTATCACGGCGGGGGTGGCGGTGGTGCCGGTGAAGCCGGAAACTCGGACGGTGTTGGCTACGGTGGGGATGGTGTCGCTTCAACCATCACCGGCTCATCAGTGACCTATGCTGGCGGTGGCGGGGGTGGAACTAATGATGTGTCTGTTCGCCCTGGAGGAACCGGCGGTGGGGGAGCCGGTGGTGCTGGGGCAACCGCGCCGGTACCTGGCACGGCAAACACCGGAGGCGGTGGCGGTGGAAACTGGAACAGTAGCCACAACACGATGGGTGGCGGGTCTGGAATCGTTGTGTTCCGACTACCGGCTACTTATACGGTTACATTTAGCGCAGGTGTTACTTCCTCGGAAACAACTATTGGTGGGGATAAGGTTTATACCGTAACGGCTACCAGTACGACTTCAGAAACGGTGAGAATATCATGAGTCACTTCGCCAAGATTGACCCAGAAACTAACCTGGTTACTTTCGTCACGGTGGGGCGTCAAGAGGACGACGGTAAAGAGCTCGAGCTACAAGAGCGCACCGGTGACGTGTATAAGCAGACAAGCTATAACACTCGCGGCGGTGTGCACTATAACCCCGAAACGGGCGAGCCTAGTGCTGACCAAACTAAAGCTTTGCGCTACAACTATGCGGGTATTGGCTTTACCTATGACCCCGAGCGAGATGCGTTTATCCCGCCTAAGGCTTTTGAGTCTTGGGTTTTGGATGAGGCTACATGCTTATGGGCTGCCCCGATTCCTTACCCCGAGGATGGCGGTACCTATTCTTGGGATGAGACCGCGGGAGATTGGGTCGAGGTAATTTATGAGTAAGCTTTGCTACCCTTGGCCACCCGGCGAGACCATTCGTAGCGAGTGGGGCATGCGCAAGCATCCCATCACCGGGAAGACCAAACCTCACCGAGGCGTCGACGTTGGCTATAACGGCCTCATTTACGCGCCGGCCGATGGTGTAGTAGTGCATAAGGGTGCAAGCCTCAATAAGCGCACCGGCGGCGGTTATACTCTCATTTTGCGGCATGACGACCCAAAAATACATACCGCGTACTATCACTTGCGGGAGCCCTCAAAGCTGCCTAAAGGTACCAAGGTGAAACGTGGCGAGGTCATCGGGCATACCGGGACAACCGGGGCGAGCACCGGGATACATTTGCATTTTGAAACCCGGCGCGGCCGCGCTTGGGGCTCTGACTTCAATCCGCGCGAAATCCTCGACGATTGCTACGCAATCTCGGTTTGGAGTGCAACACCCCAACCAAGTGCAACACCCGAAAAAAAACGCTTAGTTGAAGATGGCATTTTGGGTCGACAGACTTGGGGCGCGGTGCAAGAATTTTTGAAAGCTAAAGGTTTTTACTCGGGCCGCCTCAATGGTGTGCCGGGCAAGTCAACCATTTTGGGGCTGCAAAAGTTTTTGAATGGTGAGCTGTAATGACCGACGATACGCGAGAGGTCGGGGTAAAAGTATCTATGCGCGACATTTATGCAGAGGTGCAACGTCAAGGCCGCTTGCTTGAAAAAATCGCTAATAGTTTGCCAGATAGTGAAGATAAAATTGAAGACCACGAGATGCGGATACGCAAGCTCGAGACTCGCATGGGTTGGGCTGTCGGCGGCTTTGGTCTAATCGCTGCCGTCATGCCTTGGATTGTGGGCCTCATCTCGTGAGGTCTCAACCGAATTGGCGGATACGTCGCCGTTACATTTTCGCGGCTTTCGCTCTCGGTGTTGGCATGATTTTGTCGGCCGTCGTCGCGGTATGGCAAGATAAGATTGGTGCCGGTGATTTGGTTACCGGCGGCGTCGCCCTCATTACTCTCATTTTGACGAGCTACATTTTTGGGGCGGCTTGGGAAGACAAATCGAAATATTCGAAAGACGAGGTAAACCCCGATGGATAAGTTGAAGAAATTTCACGAGTATGCGACCGAGCGCGCATTGAAGACTTGGGCGCAGACCGCTCTAGCTACGATTGGGGTTGGGGCTGCCGGAATTTTGTCGGTCGATTGGGTGAACGTTTTGAGCGTTTCGACTCTTGCGCTTATCATGTCTTTGCTTACATCGGTGCTACAGTACGACCGGCCAAAGGCGGGCGAGTGATGGCGCGGCTTGACGCTGTCGAGCGTGTGGCTGATTACGAGGTACCCGTCGACCCTATGGATTTATTGCAATGCGATAGCTGCCAATGATGTGGTAGCATTTTCTAAACGTCTGTAACCCTTTCCCCCTTGCAGATGAGACCCCCCGGGCTTTATTGCTCGGGGGGTCTTTTTTTATTTGAGCCCAAACTCTTTGAGCCATGCGTAAATGGTTACGCGGCTAAGGTTTGACTCTTTGGCGAGCTCGGTGATGCTTTTACCGTCTCGGTAGTATTCGACGACGCGCTCTCGCATTGCTTTGGTTGCGCGCCGGTCTTGTTCGCCGATGTAGTGTCGGCGGTCGGCTAGTTGTTGTAGGTTTAGCTCTTCAATTGCGTAAGTGTCATACATGGGCTCTATTGTACACCCTTTTACGTAAAACGCCTTACGCGGTGATAGTTGACTTTGTCGGTCGTCGCTGCAATAGTTAGAGGTGTCTAGCAAGAAAGGGGAAAGAATGGCTAAATATGTAGTCGAGCGCGTTTTTGAGGTTGTCTCAACCATTGAGCTCGAGGCTGAAGACGAGCAAGATGCGAAAGTGCAAGCCGAGCGGTTTCGTTTTGACGCGGTCAACGCATATACCACGAAAATGGTTGCGGCTAATGTATGTTGGCAAGTGAAAGAGAAAGAGGGGAAATGATGGGTTATTACAAAAATCTGATTGTGGAAGACCAAGAGCGGGTTGACCGTATCTCGGCTTGGTATCGAGTCTTTCGTAGCAAGCTGTCAAAAGACGAAATGAATTCGCTTTTATCGGATGAGTCGAGGCTCTTGCAAACTATCGCAGCGTGGGAGAAATCCCTCGAGCCGAAACCGGCGGCCGAGCATGTATCGCTAAACGTTACACGCAAAGAAATGCGAGCCCGCGAAAAGGCAGCGCAAACCATCGTTATTACTCGAGGCGATTACATGGTGCTCTTTGCCGCGGTAATTTCATTCGGCATTTTGTCTATTTCATTGTTGCTTTGGTTAGCGAGGTTGGTGTAATGGCTTACTTGTTGGTAATCATTGGCGGGGCAATGGCTTTGACCCCGGGAATTATCGACCCGGTCAATGTGCCGGTGAATGGGCTTACTTTGCTCGGGGTCATGGTGATGGCCG